TCACTGGAACTGTAGCAAATGCGACATATGCAACAAACGCAGGTAGTGCTACTACTGCTACTTCAGCTACGACTGCTGTTACTGTAACAGCAAATGCCCAACCAAACATCATATCAGTAGGTACACTTACTGGACTAGCAGTATCTGGTACAACAAATCTGGGTGCTATAGGCAACGTAACCATCACAGGCGGCGTGGCTAATCAGATGATCTTAACGAATGGCGCCGGAGGCCTGTCATTTGCTAACACGACCGGCGGATATTACTATTTCACTCAATCCTCTGCTGCTACCACATGGGTTATTACTCACAATCTTAATGTCATTCAACCTTCAGTGAATCCAGTTGACTCTACCGGTAACTCATATTTAGGAAGATATGATTTCCCGACTATCACTTACAACAATGCAAACGCAGTCACACTCACATTTGATTCAGCCGTGAGCGGGACCGCTACTATCGTTGGCGGCGGTATTCAATATTCGTCTGCTAACGGCGGCGGGACGCCCGGCGGTTCTACTACACAAGTTCAATATAACAGCACCGGCGCATTTGCAGGAAGTTCTGCATTCACTTTTAATTCCGGAACTAATGTATTATCTGCTACATATTTTTCGGGATCAGGTGGAAATCTAAGTAATATCCAAGGTGCTAATGTCAGCGGGGCCGTGGCAAATGCAACTTACGCAACAAGTGCAGGTACTGCTACTTCAGCAACAACGGCTGGCACTGCTACTTCAGCAACAACGGCTGGCACTGCGAATGCCGTAGCCGGCGCTAATGTCACTGGAACTGTAGCAAATGCGACATATGCAACGAGTGCGGGTACTGCGACAACGGCTGGCACTGCGAATGCCGTAGCCGGTGCTAATGTCACTGGTACTGTAGCAAATGCGACATACGCAACGAGTTCTGGTACTGCGACAACGGCTGGCACTGCGAATGCCGTAGCCGGTGCTAATGTCACTGGTACTGTAGCAAATGCGACTTACGCAACGAGTGCAGGTAGCGCAACTTCAGCAACAACTGCTGTCACTATAACAGCAAATAGCCAAGCTAACCTAACAAATGCTAACAATCTAGCAAATGTAGGTACCATTACTGTTGGTACTTGGAATAGCACAATTGGTTCATCTGCTACCTTCGCAGCTGGATTGTCTGGCGCAAACTTAGCTTCATTGACCGGAGCTAATGTCAGCGGCGCAGTAACATATGCAACCACTGCAAACGCAGTAGCAGGCGCTAATGTTTCAGGTACTGTCGCTAATGCAACTTATGCAACAACTGCTGGTACTGCTACGTCCGCAACAAACGCATCAGCACTACTTCAAAACACTTCAACTGCAACTACTGTTTACCCGACATTCACCGCTTCTTCTGCTAATGGTAACTCATCTGCGGTATTCAACACTTCTATCAGTTCTAACTTAGCAAATGCGTCTATCACTGCTACAACATTTGTAGGTGCTCTTTCTGGAGCAGCAACAACAGCAGCTACAGTCACAACTAATGCTCAACCCAATATAACATCAGTCGGAACATTGACATCATTAGCGGTTACCGGTAACATCACCGCAGGAAATGCGAATGTAACTGGTCAGTTGATATCAACTGTCACGACTGGCACTGCTCCATTCGTTGTAACATCTACTACCCAGGTAGCAAACCTGAATGTTGCTACTGCTGGTACTGCCACGTCAGCAACAACAGCAGGTACAGTCACAACTAACGCACAACCAAATATCACATCGGTTGGTACACTAACTTCACTTGGTGTGTCTGGTACAGTTACCGCTGCAAACATCACAGCAAATACTGGATTTATTCTTAGTTCAGTGGCCACATATTCCGCAGCAGGATCAACACAAGATACTGCAACTGCACTTACGACTATGATCAATATAGTATCTACTGTGGCTGCTAGTACAGGTGTCGTGTTCCCAACAGCGGTTACTGGAATGCGTCTAACAGTCCTAAATACTGGCGCTAATCCACTGTCTGTGTATCCTGCAACTAATGGTATAATCAACTCTCAGGCAGCGAACGCAGCGTTCTCATTACCGGTAGGCGACAGGCTTGATTTTATCGCTACTTCTACAACTCAATGGTATACACTTAACGCGACATACGGATAAGAAAGGAATATTGCTATGTCTTCTAAAACAAAGTCATCTCCGAAATCAACCGGAGGTTCTAAGGTCAGTTTTTCTTCTTCACGAGGAAAGAGTTCTCAGGGTAAGAACCCAACGGCCATCAAGTTCAGCACCATGAATAAACGCAAGCGTGCCGGTTACAAAGCATATCGTGGGCAGGGTTCTTCACGTTGATCACACTAGATATATTGAAGCAACTATGCCCTTCTACCAAAGAGGCTACGCTTCAATCATATGTGGATCCCCTTAATAAGGTCTCTGATCAAGCACAGTTGACTGGTCATAAGAATCGTGTGGCTGCATTCCTAGCACAAGTTTCTTTTGAATCAGGATACTTCAATTTTACTGAAGAGAATCTAAACTATAATGCACAGGGATTAGTAGCAAACTTCGGTAGTTATTTCCCTACCCTAACGTCAGCACAACCGTATGCTCACAATCCACAGAAGATCGCAGATAAGGTATATGCGAATCTTATGGGTAACGGCGACGAAGCATCAGGTGATGGTTGGACTTATCACGGCAGGGGACTCATTCAGTTGACTGGAAAATGGATGTATCAGAAGTTCGCAACATCTATGAGCAAGGGTTTATCAGATACTATCACATATCTGGGAACAACTGAAGGTGCAACTGTTTCTTCAGGATGGTTTTGGACATTTAATAAACTAAATACATATGTAGATGCGAATGATTTTATTGGTCTTACTAAACATATAAACGCTGGTGCCATGGGATTAACTGATAGAGAACATCAATATGCTATCGCACTGAAAGTATTGGGTTAAGAATATGACACAACCGGTATGGAACACACCAGCAGGAACGATAGGAACCTATCCTTCTACCGTGCCGATAGCATACCAACTGTCAGCCACTCCAGTACTACCGGCGACATCGTTGACGTATGCACTACTCAGTGGGTCTTTACCATCTGGGCTCACTATCACGAGTTCAGGATTGCTACATGGTACTCCGGCTTTGGTTACCTCACTAACTTCATATACATTTGCAGTAAGAGCCACTGATAATCTTAACAACATACGGGATAGGACATTTATCATATCGTTATCCGGATCAGCCATCCCAACATTCACGACACCTCCAGGTGTTATAGCGACAGTTTTGGACAGCACTTGGACCCAGTTTCCAATAGAATATGTGAATCCAGTTTCTACAAATCCGATTGTTATAAGCGTTCTTGACGGAAATTTACCTCCTGGAATAGAAATAAACGCTGAAGGGCTTATTCGTGGGTACGCTCAACCACCAGTAGTACAGGTTAACACCGAAGCTATAGCCACAATGGCAATATCCACTAGTGGAGTTAACAATGTCATTACGGTCGTCAGCACTACTGGGTTCGTCGTAGGTAGACCTATAATATTTTCTGGAACTACATTCGGTAGCATCAATGCAAACCAGACATACTATATAAAAACAATATTAAATTCTACAGATATCACTTTATCAGGAAGCCTGGGTGGAACAACGATTCCTCTTACCACTGATTCAGGTTTTATGGACGTGACGCTTCCTGCAGTGACATTCGGCGAGCCCATCAACGAGACATATTCTTTTACACTACAGATCAGCAGTCCGCTAGGAAATTCAACACAATCATATTCTATTCAAGTCGTGAATCAAAATACTCCGGTGTCACAAGGTGGTCCTGGATTTCCTCCTAATACTAGGATACCTGCGATATTCAATACACAACCGGAAACTTATATATTAGATGCAAATGCGCGAGAATTTGGTTACTATGTCCTGCCACCGAACCCTGCTATACTAGGAGAAACATATGCACCAGATCAGTTTGCTTATATAGGAACATTCTTCAGCGGAGATTTTTTTGCATTCTCTATCCTAGGTCATGATTTTGACAATAATGTATTAAGATATAATTTCTTTAATCTACCGTTAGGACTCGTAGGTGATCCTGTAACAGGATGGATCACCGGTACTCCTGTGATAGGGTTTGACCACATAAACCAATATAATTTTAGCGTCTCAGTCACCAAAGTAGTGAACAACACTGCTACGAATATCAACTCAGCAGTGTTTAACTTTGCATTTAATTTGACAAATAATATATCAGCAGATATAGTTTGGTTGATTCCTGCAAATCTAGGGCAGATCAACAATGGATCGGTCAGCACATTGCAGGTCTTGGCAAGTAGCGATGTCGCATTACAATATAGATTGACGGGAGGATCACTTCCACCCAATCTTACACTGATGACTGATGGAGAGATTGCTGGTATAGTAGCATATCAACCTACATCAGTTCTATTACCACAAGGTTCTTCTACCGAGTATAGCTTCACCGTTCAAGCATATTCACCCCTGTTTCCTATAATACAATCGTCACTTGAATTCACATTAACTGTCTACCAAGAATTTGATCAACCGACTGACATACTATACATAAACTGTACACCTAGCATCACCGATAGACAACTGTTATCGTCGCTACTGAACAGCGACTCATTGATTCCTCCTTCTTTCTTGTATAGACCACAAGATCCAAACTTCGGCAAGGCAACAGAGGTTATCTACGAACATGCATATAGCATAAATGCTAGCGATATTGACCAATACCTCGCAGCGGTAACAAAAAATCACTACTGGAGACAGATCACTTTAGGTCAGATTGACATCGCCCAAGCTATTGATGAGACAACCGGAAAAGTCCTATATGAGGTGGTATATAGCCAGATCATTGACAATCTAATCAATTACAACGAGATGGACAACTATCAGGTAGAATCACAGTCAAATATCATCACTCCTCAAGGCGAGAGTGTTGCTAAGTCAATCTACTGGCCCCGTCTTGTTCCCCTACCTACAGGTGGTTATGCTAGGATATTTTATCCTAACTCATTGCCGAACATGAGGCAACAAGTCGCTGATGTATTAGGTCAACAGACTAACTATAAGTTACTCCCGGCATGGATGACAAGTCAACAACCAAATGGATCAACGCTGGGATTCACTCCGGCATGGGTCATCGCTTATTGTCTACCAGGAACAACTACATTGCCGGACGGTACTACAGTGAGTTTCGCACAATACATCCAACATCAGATCCAAACGAACTGGGTAAATGCGGTAGGTGAACTGAATACGCTAAACACTATTAACTTCCAGATTGATAGATTCAACGTCAACAAGACTATCACATATGATTACGATACCACTGTACTTCCAAATGTCTGGACCCAACTACCTAGTGCGACACCTCCACCAGATCCAACGGATGCGGACGACTTCGCTGTTTTATTCCCACAGAGAACTATTTTACCAGATCACTCCCAGTACTAAATAGAATATCGGAAGAGAAACATGAGTCAAATTAATACAAACGGAATCACCACTAACTACCCGATACCGGGACAGAACAACAGTACCCAGCCTTTTCGGGATAACTGGTCGCAGATCACGACGCAACTAAACACGGCAGCGGGAGAGATCACTGACCTACAATCTAAGGCAGTGCTAAAGGCGGCGCTCAACAATACAACATTGAATAATGATCTGGCGAATACCCTAATCAGTAATGCTGCTATTAGTGGATTTAGATCAACAACCTACAATCTAGGAAATGCACTGGCTGGTGCTGTTCTCGTGAATGTGAATCAAGCAGATGTGCAGTTCGGTGCTGTTCAAGGAAATGTCACCCTACAATTCGGCGGCTGGTCCCCTACAAACACAGAGAGCAATGTCGTTGTCAGGTTCAGCATGACCAATCCTAATGCGGTTATATCATTCCCAAATAACTGTGTTGCTTCAAACAACAACTTTGGTGTCACTCTCTTAGAAAACTTTGCGATGATAGGTAATGTAGCAACCGTTACTGCCCCGGCAAATGCTGGCATCTTAGAATATCAGTTCACCTCACTTGATTGCGGCAACACGATCACAGTCACTCCAGTCAATCGACCATTCCAAGCAACTCAAACAGTGACCCGCGATCCTCCTCCAACTGGAATATTAGGTGATGTAAACGGCGACATCGCAGTAGGATCATCATTAGATCAACTCACGGTGATCAGTTCTACTGCGGCCGGAAACTATTTTAGTACAGCGAATACATATCAACTCTATCCGCAACTACCTGTAGTCTTTACCGGTAATGTATTTGAAGCAAATATCACGCCTGGAACGACTTACTATGTCAGGAATGTAGTGTCATCTACTGATTTTACAGTGGCAACAGACTTTGCAGTCACTGCTAATGTGCAAGTGGCTGATAATACTGGTAATGTGATGTATGCTAATCCAGCATCATATCTATATGTAGCCACTGGCTCGTTTAACTCTAATACGATTAGTAAGACTGTAACAAACACCTTTTCAACAAATAACTTTATTGTATTAAGTACAACAAGTAACCTAAGTGTCAATTCACCTATCGTCTTCACTGGCAATGTGTTCGGTGGACTAGCTGCTAATCAAATATATTACATCACAACCATTGATACTGGTAATAATCAGATTGCAGTAAGCCAGGCTCGTCAATATGGTGTTGCCGGTGCGAATGTACAGTTAATTACTGCGAACGGTACTGCTACGGCTACATGCTATACCGGTGGTAATGATATCTGGCGGCGTGTCAATCTCACTGCTTGGTAATAAATCGGAGTAAGTAAGATAGAACATCCATTTGTAAACGATCTAAAAAGCAAGACACTAGAAGAATTACAAGAAACTATGTCTAGCCTGACAAATAAGTTGACATATGCTTATCGTACTGGAAATGGTGCTCTCATCAGTCAACTGACCATGGCCCTTGAAAGTTATAAGAGCCAGCATCGTAAAAAAATGGATGAGATTTTTGACAAACAAAAGTTAAATAATACTATAAACATTCAATCTCAGGCTACTTCCAATGAACACAAGAATTGAGAAAGACTTCTTTTTTCAGAGTGCCGTGCATTTTGAGAATAAGTTTTATATCAACTCGTATGAGTTATCTGCATCTATGCTTGTGGAAACATCCTCACTGAGAGAACAACAAGTATCTATGAATAGGATAGAATATTTTATCGGAGAATTTTTACAGAATTCTGTATTCGTTGACATGTCAGATGCCCTAGCAATAAAAAAATATATAAAAGCCGGAGTAAGAGTATGCAGATTTCCTGAACAACCGTATGACCAGATCGTGTCAATGATAGTATTGCTCAAACTAAATGCTATCGCAGAGGGCAGAATAAAGATCACCGACCTGATCATGGGATCGCTGATGAGTGATGGAGTAAAATATAATATCGTATCAGAGGTCGCTGAAGGTAGTTATGGTGGAAATCATTGGTGGAATAGATCCTGTGCTAGCGTAGAGGAACCTGCAGGCAAACAGAATGATGATAATGTCGTTAAGTTGTTTGATGACAGTAAATGGGCTGATTTGAACTTATCCTGGAAAAAAAATACTAAAAATAGTTTGACACTACGAGATTAACCTGCTATAGTAACTATATGATAACAGATAAGTATGGGCAACTGGTGTATGACGAGAAAGACCTATGCGACCTCTACATGAGCAACACTGAGATATCGTTAAAAAATGTATTGACGACATCTAATATTGATATCAACGCCCTAGAACTTAACGATGCTCCGCATTTAATACCACATATCATAAAAGAGGATCTATCTGTAGAAGAGTTTGATTCTATCAACCGAGAAAATTGGTATATCCCCGGAGAATATAAAGATTTTGATATCGCAAAGTTTGTATTAGACCAATGTAAGGATGAAGCAGAACTACAGAGAGCGGGAGAAGAATTGCTCCTATATCAAGAGCGTGACCTGTTCATGTTGTTGCGTTATCTGAAATACTTCGTAGATACCATGCGTAAGAATAGTATCGTCTGGGGAGTAGGCAGAGGATCAAGCGTCAGCAGTTTTGTACTCTATCTTATCGGGGTACATCGGATAAATTCGCTGTATTATGACCTATCCATCAATGAATTTTTAAAATGATACCTTATTAAGTAATAAATAACACAGAGGAGATACGCAACATGTCACAATATAGATCAGCCCGCGGTAAGACATTAGATATGAGCGCACTTATGTCAAAGAATGAGAAAACACGAGCCGTTGGAAATATGAAGGTAAATGCTCGCGGAGATACGATAGATGCAAAGGGTAATGTGATCGTACCTGTCAATAAGAAGGTATCAGATGGTTATCAGAATACTATCGGCAATCGTTCAGCAAATATCATCAAGAAGGCAGAAAGATTGCGTCCTGATGAAGCACCAGTTAACAATGTTCCTTTAGCAGAAGAACTCGTTCCAGAAATTGAGGACGAGATTGATGCTGATTTCGTGAAGGAAGAAGTAAAACAAGAATCGTTCGTTATCAAGCCGGCAAGTGAAGCACCAGAGTTTTTTAAACCGGAACCAAAAGCTAAAAAGTAAACATGACAAAAGTTAATCTTACCCGAACACAAGTTTCTAACCTCCGTCCACTGAAGGATACTATCCTTGTTTGCGATATGGAGTTTAAAGAACGTCTGAGTCGCGGAGGACTTATTCTCCTAGATGATGACATGAAGAGTGCAGGCATCCGACCGAGATGGGCGAGAGTCTATGCTGTAGGACCTGAAGTAGAGGATGTAAAAGTAGGCGATTATATTATGATTGGACACGGAAGATGGAGTCGTGGTCAGACCATTGAAGACGACGAAGGCGAGAAAATCATCCGTAAGGTAGACCCGAATGATATTTTATTAATTAGCGAAGAAAAAGTAAACGACTATACAATGACCGATAAGGAATACTAAATGATAAATACATGTGCTGTAGTTCGCGATACTAATTGTAAAACACGGTCTCCGGAGTCATAACGACGAAGGCGAGAAAATCATCCGTAAGGTAGACCCGAATGATATTTTATTAATTAGCGAAGAAAAAGTAAACGACTATACAATGACAGACAAAGAATATTAACCAATCCAGGGAGTGAGAGCGATCTCACTCCCACTTTTAAAGAGTCCCCAAATGAATTCTAAATGGAAAGAGAGCATGATCAATGCTATGCCTTACCTTGCCGTATTTGGCGGAATAGGAATCACCGCCTATACCATAACAAAGATAATACAACGGGCAAACAATACTATTGACTATGTAAATAAAGAAGTGTATAGTGATTACAATGATGAATATTATCCTTCAAGGTCAATGAGAAAGAAACAATGAAGAATCTCTGGGTCGAAGCGTACAGGCCAAATACGGTCGCGGATTATGTTTTCGTAGACGACCGACAACGAGAAAAGGTTGAAGGTTGGATCGCAGAAGGATCTATTCCGCATCTATTGCTATCAGGTGAGCCCGGCACTGGGAAGACCACCCTCGCTAAGGTATTGATTCATGATCTCGGTGTAGAAAGTTACGATGTGCTATACATCAATGCTTCACGCGAGAATGGTATTGATACTTTGCGAGAGAAGATCAATGGGTTTGTGCAGACTATGCCATTCGGTAAATTCAAGGTGGTTCTACTTGATGAGGCTGACTATCTGACACAGCAATCTCAGGCTGCTCTTCGCGGTGATATGGAGACATATTACCAGACAGTGCGATACATCCTGACTTGCAACTACGAGCATAAGATCATTCCAGCATTGCGTGAATCTCGTTGTTATAAGATGCACATCGCAAAACCCGACATGACAGACTTTACTGCCCGCGCTGCAACTGTTCTTATCTCAGAGGATATTCAGTTTGAGTTGGATGACCTTGACACTTATGTCCGTGCGACATATCCTGATCTTCGCAAGTGCCTGAATGAACTTCAGAACAATTCCAAGTCCGGGGTACTATCTCCTGCTCAAGCAGAGGGAAATAGTGAATCTGAATTGCTCATCGCTGCAACAGAACTATTCAAGTCTGGAAAGATCCTTGAAGGTCGTCAGCAAATAATGCAATACATCAGCCTCTATCCAACCCGCATCGAGGATTGCTACAGGTTTTTCTACGATAACCTTGACCTCTGGGGAAATACACAAGAACGCAAAGATGCTGCGATCATCACAATTCGCAATGGTCTTGCAAATCTATCACTAGTTGGGATCCCTGAGGTTTCACTAGCCGCTACATTAGTAGAATTGACATCATGAGCGAAGATACTCTTGAAAATGCTCTTGCAGCAGCCAGAGATCGCGGCAAGATTTGGCTAGAAAAGTTTAAGACTAAGCCGCTTGAAGAACAGATGGAATATCTTGCTCAAGAACTATTTTACGCTATAGAGCATAATCCATACGGTTCTCCAAATGGTAGACAGCATTGGCATGAAATTCCTGATGTTGATGAAAATTATGTATCAGGAACAGATAAATTAAGATATAAATATGCTGCTGAGGCAGCAGTAAAAATAGTAGGTTATATGGGATTAGAGAAATCTCACCAGCAGCCTCAATAATTTAACCGACATCATAGGAGAAACCCATGTCATGGCAAGCAACATTAACTATCAATAATAATACTGCATACAACATTACGGTAACACATAATAACATCGGTGACTTGACTGTCATTTCACCTAATAGTTCTTGGTCTAACACTGATCAAGAAAGCACCCCTAATAACACGAATGCATTGAAGTTCTGGCAACAACCTAATGTATGGTTTATGCAAGGTTCAGCATCATTCGGGCCTACTGCTGGCGTATATGTTGATCGTGGTTGGATGGATCCAAACGCACAGACGATAAAGATGACTGCTGATGCAAACGGCAAAGAATGGGTTCAGACCCAAAACGGCGGAGAAACACTACTTGCTTGGAATGAATTTGAGCAAGGCGGTGTGATTACCCTTACTTTTGACCCGGAGTGAACCATGAGATATTTGTTAATTACATTTGTTAGAAAAGAAAACGGACAGATTGATGAACTGGTAACAGTAAACAAGCGTTGCCGACCAGCAGACATGAATCAGTCAAATGTGATTCTAGATTTTGCTGAGAAAAAGGTACTAAAATGTGTCATTGAAGGCAAAGATCATGATACTACCTTTGACATCATGCGTGAATACTATCGAAAGGTATACCCTGCATTGGTCACCCAGTTAGAAAAGGAAGGGCCGATAGCCGCAGCCCAAGAACAAGGCATGAACCGTCAGCAACGGCGGGCGGCAGAGTCAAAGAAATAAACGGGGCCGAAGCCCCGTTTACCTTATAAGTATTTCCATCCTGATTTTTTATTACCAGAAATATTTCTCTCGCTTCTCCTAATACGCTCTCTTATTGCATAATGAGAAATTTTGTATTCTTTTGCAGCAGAAAAAATACTATTAAAAATTTTTCCCTTAGGATCAATACAAGGTCTTTCTTTAATTCTCCCATAATTACTAGGGATGTGTCTGCCGGGATAATAATTTAATGGTACATCATTCGGAGAAACGTAAACATTGTCTTTGCCGTTTGTATACCAATGGAGATCTAAATCTTTTACTGCTGACCTACCGAACATGGGATTATTAGTACCAAACAAATTTCTATGTGCTGCTGGATTATATACCCCTGAGGCAAATCCGTCTCCCTCTTCGGATTTTAAATTAGCCCAAGTTTTTTGCCATTCTCATCACGCTCATCTACTATATTCCATAGTTTACTATAATACAGGCCCCATTCTTTAAGTTCTTCTGTAGTCCCGCATTCCTTAAGGATTTTAGTAGTTACGTCATACCCGTGTTTCTTAATATGTGGTATCCAGTACTCACCGGATCCCTGGTATTTGTAGGGATTTTGGATAGTTTTTCCTAGGTATTTTAGTCCTGTTTTGTTGTGAGTTTTGAGATACAGATAAATAGTCATGCTGATTGCTCCTTTATAGCGTTAGAGTAGTTGGGTGGGACCAGCACCGCGAACTACATTTCAGTATCTATTTATCATATAATTTTAAAATATGTTCAATTATAGCGTGACGTTTAATATCTTTGGTAGTAAATTCACACTTAATCATACCAGGAACCTCACTAGAGTTAAGTTTATTCTTTAAATCCAATAAACCATTTAGACCATTTGATCGGTCGGCCTGATCAGTATCACCGGTAAGTATTATTTTACTATTTTCACCTATGCGTGTAAGCAACATTTTAAACATGTTAGGAGTAGCATTTTGCATTTCGTCTGCTATTAACCAAGTTTTTTTAAATGTTCTTCCGCGCATCATCCCTAATGGAGCAAATTCTATTATTTCTTCTTTAAGAAAATATTCTATCTCAGTTGAAGAATAATATTCCTTTATTACATCCATTAATGGTTTGACCCAAGGTTCTAGTTTTGAATTTAAATTTCCAGGAAGAAATCCATGATTTTCAGATTCAATACTAATTGCTGGTCTTGTTAGTAATATCTTTTCACAATCTCCTTGTTTCATTGCTTTTATGGCTGCTAACATAGCAAGATATGTTTTCCCTGTTCCCGCAGGACCTGAGACCATTACGATATCTGTTTCAGGGTCGGTCAATGCGATGATATATTTTTCCTGATTTATACTCTGAGGTATTAGTTCGATTGGTTTTCTGGGTCTTTTAGGTTGGGATTGATTAAAGTCAATAGTTTTTGATTCTTTCATATAAAACATCTTGCTTTCATCTACATATCTTCTTGGTCGTGTTTCTTTTCTTAAGTGCTTAGCCACGCTTGATATCTCCTAAATTTGATACTATTAGTCTAGAGAAATTTCTTTCTCATGTGTATTTAAAAGGACGTATTCAGTAAACAAGCAGTATGCAGGAATTTTCCTTGAATGATAAATATTAACTCAGCAAAGACAATTGTCTTGGTTCAATGCCTAAAAGTATAAATACTTATATGAGCAACAAGTCCCTTCCAGCAGATAAGTTTTTTAACAATGTGAACTTCGTATCCATAATTGATACGATTCGCGGGGTCTATATGTCTGATGGTGCTATGTCCACTCTTTTGGACTTTGAACGTGTATTGGATGAAGCAGACCTCTATGCATTCAAGAACTGGTCACTAGGTGAACTCGTTGATGGTCCAGTCATCGGTAGATATTCTTGCAAATGCACATTCATGTGGCCTTATAAACTCATGCCCGATCCTAGAGGTGCATTAAGATTAGTAAACATAGGATGCAAAACAAGCATCGGTAAGAGCAAGATCGAGGTTCCGGTTGAAGTGTTAGACTATGAAGACTTCGTTCCAGGAACACGCTATCCTAAGATGCATACTAGAGATGTCTGGTTTATTCAGATTGAGATTCCTATCGAATTGATGGATGATATCAAAGAAGGTTCTATTGACCTTGCTGATTCAACTATTGACCTTTCCGAGATAGAAGATGCCTATAATGAGGACCTTGACGACTCTACCGCTAGAGAAGAATCGGCACCAGAAACAACTGCTGACCAAGCACAGGCCCCTGAAGAAGAAATGGCTCAGGCCGGAAACCCATTGGGATGACAATGAAAACACTAAATGAAGCCCTAGACTACATGGATATGAAGGACCAAATAGAACCTAAGATCACCGTTGATGAATATGCGGCTAAAATGGGCAAAGATAGTGATATCGTGACCCTGACATTCACCGTACATTCTAAGCTTGCCGCCAAGGATCTAACATCTTGGTTAGAGCGTGGATATGAATTTGTGCTTGATGCTAGCGTCAGTGATGGAGAACTAGAGCCAGGTGAATGGTTGGTATTTGTTGAGATGCAACGCCGCATTGCAGTTCCTGATAGAATAATTAAATTGCTATCTGACCTAGAGACACTCACTGATATTTCTATTGACGATTGGGTGGTAGACATCGCAGGTAAAGAAGTAGGTGCCAATGAACAACAGATCAGAGACGAGATGATCCTGAACCCTAATGAATATAAAATGGAAAAAGAACAGGACGAGAAACTAGATGAGGTCCGACAGCTTGCCGGACTAAATTTGGATAAGACTCCTTATGTTGAGGACGAATATATCAAGAATCTCAAGGCAATCGCAAGAATTTAGGCTTGACATCTCATACATAGTGTGTTAGTATACTAGAATGGATCATTATAGCATATTGGGAGTATCTCGCGAAGCCTCCCTGGAAGAGATCAAAAAAGCATATCGTAAATTGGCTATGCAACATCATCCCGATCAGGGCGGAGATATCAGTAAATTTCACAAACTAAACGAAGCGTATGAGACACTGAGTGATCCCAGTAAAAAGCATCTATACGATAATCCACGGAAACAATCACAGCATCCTGGAGGATTCAATTTCAATGTGAATGGATTTGACCTAAATGATATATTCCGTCAGGCGTTCGGTCAACAAGGTACTAATCCGTTTGATAATAACCCTTTCAGACAGACACAACAACAATTATATCGCACTAGGTTAGAGATATCATTGATGGATTCATATTACGGAGAAGAAAAGGCATTACAGGTTAGCTCACCAACCGGAGTTAGTGCTATCAAGGTCAAGGTTCCACCGGGAACTAAATCCGGAGACCAGGTCAGATATGATGGCGTGATCGATGGTGCTCATCTTGTCATAGAGTTCATTGTTTTACCTGATCTAAAGTTTGATCGCAGGGGCAATGATCTATACTTCAATCTCCCGATCTCTATTTTAGATTTGATTGTAGGAACAAAGGTAGACTTTAGAACTATAGACGGAAAGATGTTGTCAGTAAACATTCCCCCTAGGACACAGCCGACCATGCAGGTCAAGATATCAGGTGAAGGAATGCCTATATCAGATAGCGGACAGTATGGTGACCAAATACTATTGCTTAAACCTATCCTACCTGATAATATAGACGATGATATAATTGAAGCTATAATCAATAGCCGAAATAAATAGTAATAACACTTTTAAAGGAAATAGAAATTGCATAGCAGTCCGGAAATTGAGAATATCATTGAGCGAGCAATAGACTCGGCTAAACAGAGAAACCATCATTATTGCACGGTAGAACACCTACTATGGGCTCTAGTGACTCATCCTCCTTTTAAGAAGTGTCTCAATAGTTTCAATGTTGACACTGATCTCATGGTCACTGAGATTGAAGCATACCTAAACGCACTACATGCTATTGAATCTAAGGAAGCTGATTGTCAACCACGCAAGACGAATACTCTTGAGCGGGTGATGAATCGTAGCGTGACGCAGGTTCTGTTTACTGGTCGTCAACAGATGATGACGATTGATCTTTATCTGAGCATCATGAATGAAGGTAGCTCCCATGGTCATTATTTCCTGTTGAAGTATGGCGTCGCTAAGAATGATTTTGTCACACATTGGCAGAGGACCTATAAGGGCGGCGACTATTCCGGAACTATCACACCTAATCAAGCTGACGAAATCCTTGAAGAATACACCCTAAACCTGACTGCTCTTGCCCGTCAAGAAAAGCTGGAGCCAGTCATCGGCCGCACAAAGGAGATTGATGATATCATCAATGTACTCGCAAAGCGTTTCAAGTCTAATGTCCTAATGGTCGGTGATCCTGGTGTAGGAAAGACTGCTATCGCCGAAGGTATCGCCCAAGCAATCGTCAATGATGAAGTACCTGACTTCCTTGAAGGATATGAACTGTATTCACTTGAGATCGGTTCCCTTCTTGCTGGTTCACGCTATCGCGGTGATTTTGAAGAAAAGGTTAAGCAGGTACTTGATGCGCTCGCAATCAAGAAGAAGGCTATCCTTTTTATTGATGAAGCACACACGATGCAAGGTGCAGGTAGTACTTCTAACGGATCAGTTGATTTTGCAAACATGATCAAGCCTGCTATCACTAAGGGCAATCTGAAAGTAATCGCATCTACAACTTGGGAAGAGTATTATGAATCCTTTGAAAAGGATCGTGCTTTGATGCGTCGTTTTTATCGTATCTCTATTGACGAACCGTCTGAAGAATCTACCGTTCGTATTCTCAGTGGTCTTTCAACACGTCTCAATGATTTCCACAGCGTGTCTATCTCTGAGGAAGCGATTGCAGCAGCAGTTGAATGTTCTTCAAGGTATATCCATGATCGCAAGAATCCAGACAAATCAATTGATCTATTGGATGCTGCATGTGCGAAGCAGCGTGTTCTCATGAACGAAGGCGCGATCATCACGAAGCAATTGATCCATGAACAAGTAGAGAAGTTCACTGGTGTTCCTGCTGACAAGCTGTCAGATGATAATCTTGAGCGTATCAATACGCTTGAGTTCAATGTCAAGAATAAACTCTATGGTCAAGACGAGACCGTAGATAAGGTTCTTGAAAGGGTTTATGTGTCGTTTGCTGGTATCGGCAACGATAAAAAGCCCATCGCGAGTTTCTTGTTTCTTGGCCCAACAGGCACAGGTAAAACAGAGTTGGCTAAACTGCTGTCTAAGAACTTAGATATGCCCCTTCTCAAGTATGATATGAGTGAATACAGCGAGAAGCACAGTGTAAGCAGTTTGATCGGTCCTCCCCCTGGTTATGTAGGCTTCGGTGATTCACAAGTACAAGGTGGACGCCTAATTTCAGACTTGAGCAAGAATCCTCACTCTATCCTACTGTTTGACGAAGTTGAAAAGGCACACCCTGACATCTTTAACATCTTCTTACAGATGTTAGACGAAGGTCGTGTCACTGGATCAAACGGTAAAGAAGTGTCAATGAAGAACACACTGATCATCCTCACTTCAAATCTAGGATCACAAGACGGAGAACGGAATAACATCGGTTTCGGTGTCCAAGAAAAGACCGGCGAAGACGACAAAGCTCTCAAGCAGTTCTTCAAGCCTGAGTTCCGCAATCGCCTTGACATGGTCTGCAAGTTTGATAAACTGGACATGTTGTCTATCAAGAAGATCGTCATCAAGTTTGTTGAAGAACTTAAGAAGCCCCTGCTTGACAAGCATAACATCACGCTTAATCTGAGTGAACCTGTCGTTAATTATCTCGCAGATAAGGGATACGATAGCAAGATGGGAGCAAGGCCGCTCAGCCGTAAGATTGATGAGATGCTCCGTGTTCCATTATCAAAGAAGATCCTCTTTGAGCGTATCAACAATGCGAATGTGATGGCAGTCTTAGAGAATGATGAGATCGCATTTAATGTAACTATCAAGCAAGTTGCACATGTTGGGAATGATGGCATTATTGAAGTCGGAAATTAGACCTAACCTATACTATAACAAGTATAAGTATAGGGGTACCATCGTTGATCAGAATATACGCTTTATATGTTCTTGCAAAACATTTGCACAGTTCCTGAACTTTATTAAAAATGAAGAAAAGTATCCTGATCGCTACTCTCAGCAGCGTCTTAGAATCCTTCCTAATACTGATGCTCAACTTGATGAGGTTAAAAACATAATAGAATATCGTAATAAAATGCAACTTATAGAAGGCGTTGTCATAAGAAGGGAACATAATAGTATATCTTTCTACAGCAACAATATTGAATTATTGAAGGAAATATGGGAATTTAGACCAAACTCATTTATTACTGAGGCTAATGCTATGCCAACAGGAGTCATGACATTTGTCAAAGAACCACAACACAAGTACAGATTATACTTGGTCAACGGAAGAGTCAATGCTAGTTCAAGGGAAGAACTTGCTGCTTATGTGAACAGGTCGGCTATATTTCCATGTCATGCACTCTCTCGCTGGCTAAAAAGGAATAGGCTCGTGCATTATGTTTATGAATATTCTAATAACAAATTCTTTTTAGAGTATGATGATCCCGGAACATTAACAGTGTTAGGTCTTATCTGTCCTGAACTTATCGGAAAAGTTTATAAATTAGAAAAGCGTTAGAATTGAATAAATACTCTAATAAAATGGAGTATTTATATGGCAAGAGTTGTTGAAGATGTACTCGTACTCAAACTAAGTAAATTAGTAAAGGACGATGCGACCGAAGATAGCATTGTCACCGAAGAGATACATGCTGCTTTAGAACAAGTAACTGCGGAATTAGTTGGTGATGGTATAATTGTAGAGGTTGTGAGAGCGTAATGTCACAGGGCGTCACTCTACAATTATTACCACAAACAGCCTATCACAATCCAGGTAACGGCGCACCTTACACGGTTGTGGGTAACTCGCAACCTGCCGCATCTTATTATCTTGGAAATCAAAACCTACAGACGGTCAATATCTCAACGACGACCTGCACAGGAAACATCATCATTGAAGCTACATTGGCAAGTAAACCATTAGATTCAGATTGGTTTGAAGTCTATAATCTTCCAACAAGTAACACTAATACTTCAATGTATACCAATATTACCGGCACCTTTGTATATATCAGGGCCGTAATACAAGACTTCAGCTACGGCGGAGTCAATTACGTCAACCTCAGCTATTGATTTCTTGGATACTTTTTTCCTAATCTAGCTAATGACATATTTCTCTTATGCTCTTCCGAAAGGGGTTTTCCCTTTCGGTTAGCGCCTTTCTTAGCATTAGTTTCTGCACTTGCCGGAGGTCTTGCTAATGCTCGTATGCGCTGCTGCTCTTTGAATTCAGGAGTACGCCTTCCATTAGATTTACCTGTTCTACTAATGCTACGTTTTTGAATATGCTCCGGTGTTTGTTTCAGACCAGCGATGCCATCTCCGCCATCAGTACGATTATGTAAGATACCGGTACCTATGTCTTTCCTACCGTACCATCTGATCATTCTTCGCTCAATAGCTAATGCACCTATTTCAGTAAGGTTATGCTCTAGGATTATTATTCTTGACAAATCGCTAGGAGTTTGATATCGTTCTCTTTTGCTGTGTTTCCATCGTCTGCCTTTGCCTTTCCCTATATAATAAGGAGTGCCTTCGGTACGCAAATATGCGTATACATAGAATCCTAAGGGGTGGGTTGGATAGTGATAAATATTCATAGCTGATGCTCCTCTAAAGCGTTAGAGTAGTTAGGTGTTCCACCACCGTGAACTACACTTTTATTTATCAATTAATGATAAATATACATATCTAAGAAAGAAAAAATATGGAAACTACAATCAATATCAAGGCACAATTTGAAGCATTCATTGCTGAGAATGAGAAGTTTGAGAAGGGCAATGCAGCAGCGGGCACCCGTGCCCGCAAGGCATTAGGCGATCTTGCTAAGTTATGCAAGGCCCGTCGCAGTGAAATCACTGACACTAAGAACGCTCGTAAAGAACTCAAATCATAAAACTATGCAACGTATCTATACTATGCGGGTGGCAACTCCGATTTTATCTTCAAAGATAGAACAGAGAGTAGAATATCCTTTTATCGGGCCGCATGCTGATAGATACGCTAAAAAAATTGCAGATGACATAAAAAAGATAAATCCTGATAAAATCTTATGCTTATGTATGGGTGAGCATGAGCCCGAGTATTTTTTTGGGATTTTTTTTTCCGAAATACAAGACTGGTTACTAGAAAACAATAAAATTATTAATCTATTAATAAGTAATCCAGATGGTAAAGAAGTTAGACCTAATATTATTACTGAAGCAACTGCTGGATTTTATCAAAACAGTAGGTATATATTAATTAACCATGTTAAAAGTGATATAAATTATGAAGAAACGCATCTATTAGCAGATAAAGTGTATACTTCGTATAACCATAGGTATAGAACTGAAAGAGGATTGCTAGTAGACACCCTAGTTCAACATGATCTTTTAAATTACGGCGTTGTAACCTTTGCTTATCCAGACATGCATCAGTGGAAATATCATGATGGAACACGACTGAAGGATGAAAACGAAGAATTAGAAAATTTCGCATCTAATCATGGCCTGCCCCCAAGTTTTATGAGAGGATTTTTTGACATTGTGTCAGAATCTAGCATTAAGACTGAAGGATGGTTTATGACAGAAAAAACAATAAAAAGCATAGCCACACTGAAACCTTTCATATCACTTTGTAGTCCGGGATATCATAAATTTTTAATTGATAATTATGGACTTGAATTATATGATGAACTGTTTGACTATAGTTTTGATTCGTTGCCTGACGTTGAAGATCGGATACAAGGAATAGTAGAAAACACTATTCGTATTTCTGCTCTTTATAATGAAGATTTTAGAGACAGAATGCATGACATATTGCTTCCTAAGATGATTAGAAATAGGCAAAAAATGATAAATTTTGGCTTATCTAAAGAAAAGATTATACCAAAATCATTTTGGTTCTTAACAAAAAATACTGAATATCAACTGTATGGTGATTTAAGAGGATTGGTTTACGGTTATCTATGGTATTGGGTTTGGAAAAAATGGATAGATTTTGACACTCTACAAGAAGATTTAAAAAAATTGGTCATGGAGAGGTTTTCTATTCTACGAGGTGATGGAATTTATATTGAAAATAAATATCATGAATTATCCAATACAGAATAGCAGTCGTTTTTAATAAATACATTTAAGGTTAACTATTATGATGATACTAATTGAAGGTGGAAATGTTGTGCCGGGTGCAGTCCCTATCAAAAGGGAAAACTTTGCTGCGGCTATGAAAAACCTTCAGGATATCCTACCGCAGGGATTAAATCTATATCCTATCGGTAGTGCAGGGAAGAAAGAGATATCAAGTGATATCGATGCCCTCGTTGATGCAGAAGAATTGATGAGGGCATTTCCTGCAAAGGAGCTTAAATTAAGTAGAAAAGAACTAGAAGATTACTTTAAGAGTAAAGGTCTGTTCGCAGCAAGGACTGGTGTCAGCATACACGTTGGTGTCCCCACTGGTGTTGGTGATGAGGTAGTTCAAGTGGATCTGATGGCTGTAGAAAATGCAAAAGCAGCACAGCCATTGCACACCCACGACTATTCTGATCCAAATATGAAGGGCGGAACATTACACGCAATGTGGGCTGATCTAGCGAACATGAGTAGTATTCCTGGACATACTAGTCTCATGATGAGTCCTTATAAGGGTCTAGTGGATAGAGAAAACAAAGAACTGATCACGAATGATAAAGATGAGATCGCTAAGATCATCATAGGACCAACTGCTTCAGCAGATGATATGGGTAATCCAACAAAGTTGTTGAAGGCATTACAATCATATCCTGAAAAATATAAGGCTATCAAGCAGAAGTACGCTATTGAAGACCCGATTGCTGAAGGTAGCAGTGAGTGGTTCCGTAATACATTGGATCGGTTGAGATGAAAATAAAAACTATCTTGACAGAAGCAGATGCATCTAAAGTAGGTCGTAAGTATCAGCATATTGAAGATTTGGTGTTGAGTCACGGGTCACACGGGGGATTACACGCAATCCAAAGATTGCGTAATATGGCTGAGCAAGGCGGAACTATAGAACTCAAATGGGACGGTATGCCAGTGGTATATTGGGGTCGTGATGAAGCAGGTAACTTCAGCATGATTCCTAAAAATGCATGGGCATATCTAAAGAGCGGAAAAACACAAACATCGTCAGGTGCCCCTACAGTCATGAGAAACCCGAATGATGTGAAATCATTTGTGTTAGGTACCGGTAGCGGAGATCCAAAAGCGAGAGAAGTGTTCGCTAAACAGTTTGCTAGTCTATGGCCTTATTTTGAACAGATTAGTCCTAAGCAAGGATATATAGAAGGCGGGTTGTTATTCTACCCAGGCACTAAACCAGACGGTGTGTCTGCTATGCCTATATATACTAAAGAGACTAATACTTACGACTTTACTCCTAATATCACGACATTCCATGTACCAGCAGATAGCGAGCTAGGCAAGAGAATTGCTAAGGCAAAGGTAATGGTAGCTGCTACAGGATATTTCCCCACATTAGGATCATCCGATGAGCAGCGTTATCCAGATGCAGCAAGTTTGAGTACACCGGATGTGATTGTTCAGGGCACGACTTATGTGCAGGATCCAGTAAAAGTAGATCAAAAAGGATTAGATAGGCTAGAAGCATTCATCAAGACTAATGCAAAAAAGATTGACGACTATCTTGCTCCTAAGCCAGGTATGAGCAATCCAGGTAGAGAACTATATTCATATCTAAACAAACATCTACGCACTGAGGGATTGGTAAATGATTTTCCAGATTGGGCTAAGTCAAATCTAAGTGCGAAAAAAGCAGAGACTTTACTCTCTGATAAAGAAGGGTTAAAAACGACGCTAGGTGCGATAGAAGCCCTTGGTATTCATAAGAAACTATTGATTGACGAGTTGAGTCAAGGATTACATGGTGGAATCAAGCAGACTAAGCCAGAAGGATATGCACAAGCACACCCTGGCGCAAAATTTGACTATGATATCCCTGGACAATTCATAAAGACAATTGACCAAAAGAATTGGTCTCCTAAGGAATCAGTACTTAATACAGGTACAGCTATAACTGAAGCACAGCAAGGTAAATCAGCCGTAGTAGGCTGGGGTCGTGGCATGGGACACACCGGACATGATGCTCTTGTCATCGCAGTATTGCATCAGGCAATAAAGACTAATGCGACACCGTTCTTTATCATATCACGCAGTTTCGGTAAAGATGATCCTATTCCACCTGAAATGAAGTTGGAACTTTATAGGAAGAAATTCCCTAAATATGCGGATATGTTTCAACTTAAAACTAATCTAAACGATGAATTAGCTGCATTAGCTTCTAATGGATATACTGACGTGACGCTTGTAGTTGGTGCTGATCAGAAAGAAGCATTTGGTTATCTCACCCGCCCTGATAAATCAGGTACAGAACCCTATAAAAAATTCGGATTAGATAGCTTGACTATAATGAGCAGACAAGATACGAAGGCTCCCGGAAGCGATACAGAAAGTCCTGACTATCATGAAGGACCTAGAGCAACACCCATGCGCGAGATATTAATGAATCCGAACGCAACTAAAGAAGAACAATTTGCCGTCTGGAGACAAGCAATCAGTCCTAAAATCAGCGATGAAGAAGTATTACATATGATGCGTGTGGCAAAAGAAAATCTCACGCAGTTTCACGCTCCAAAGCCAAAAGGTCGTAAACTAAAAGAATTCATACAGCGTATTCAGCCACTCATTGTTTCTGAATCTATCTCGGTTGATGAAAAGATACCTCTTATTCGTATGTTCAATCAAGCATCAAAGCAACTCAGCGAAGCTGCTGTAAAACCCAAATATGACAAAGACAAAATATATGAACTATTCATTAATCATCTTGACTCAGGTCCATTTGATGGTGGATGTCTAACTGCGGCTGAAGTCATTAAAAATCGTATAGGAGGAAATATTGTTGTTCTTGTTGATAAAAACAACATAGCACAACATGCAGTGGTTGAAAAAAACGGAGTCTATCACGATTTTGACGGACCTGCCAGTTCATTGAAAGCCATAATAAGCCGTTTCAATAAAAATGAGATGGCTAATGCGACGGGTGCTAGAAAACTCAAAGCAGGTGACCTACCTAATGCTAAGTTAGACAAAGCACTAGCAAAAGATATCGCTACTATATACCCGTATGAAGAACTTTTCGCTTCTCGTATAAACGAAGGTGATATGAAACCTACGCATGTCACTGGTAAGGAAAAGCCAGGGGCAGTAGAAATGCTAGAGAAAGCATTATTGAAAGCCAAAGAACGCGGCATAAAACTTGATTACGATAAGATAGACAAGATGATGCAAGTCGTCTGCAAAGAATACCATCTTACTGGTGATAAGTTACACAATGATTTCGTGAAGAAGCATCATATGATTCCGGATAATTGGATAAAAAAACAAAAGATAAACGAGACCACTTTTGATTGGTCTGACTACAACTACATTGAAGACATGGATACTAGACTTAGGATAACAGAGGCATTTTTTACTAGAAATACGGTGCTAACAGAAGCAAATGATCCTGAAATAGATTCTTATTTCAAATCATTAGTAAACATGTCTGATAATGTTAAACTTAATAAAAAATGTATTCTTGTACCGTTGGTATTGATCAATGATCATGTGTCTCCTGCACATGCACCTGAGGTAGTAACATTACTGAGCAAAGATAATGGCACATGTACTGCCCAAAGAAACTCAGGTCAAAAAGAAACTTATCCTCTTAGTAGATCCGTTGGTAATCTAACTACAGTGACGTTGTTGTTTAATAAAGCAGACTCGTATAATAAGGTACAAACATTATTGGCATTAAAGTTTGAAACATCTTTGCCAAATATAGAGGCAATTATTGGCATGAAAAAAAATGCCCAATCAAACACTAATATATCTCAAAACAACGATTATCTAGAAGAAAAATAATTTCACTACCTTCTACTGATGTAAATATCATTATAAGTTTACAACAGAAGAGGACTTAAATGGCACGTAAACCAAACACTAAGAAGGCAGCCGCAGCAGAAGAAAAGACTGTTCCGGTTGAGAAGATTCATGAGATCGCAGAACAGGCTGCTGCCGAGCAACAAGCTCCGCAAGAAGGCCAGATTCAAGTCAACGTAGATTTCTTACGTACAACTAAGGTTCATATCGCAATGCCTTGTTACGGTGGCATGTTGACTGAATCTACATTCATGTCATTCATCAAGTGGGCAAACACTGCCCGTCAACTTGGTATTGATTGGACCTTAGAGACTATGGTTAATGAATCTCTCATCAGCCGCGCTCGTAATACGCTAACGGCAAAGTTCTTAGACATGCCTGAAGCAACTCACTTGTTCTTCGTTGACGCGGACATCGGTTGGGAACCCTGGCATTTGCTAGTCCTTCTAAATCGTGATGTTGATGTCATCGGTGGTCTTTATCCGATGAAGACGATGCCGATCAAGTGGGTCGTCAACGGGTTTGAAGGTGCTGAAGAAGGTCCTGATGGTCTTCAAGAAGTCTCTAAGGCAGGCACTGGCTTCCTTCTCATGAAGAAGCATGTATTTGAGAAGTTAAATTCTCACCCAGCAGTCAAGCAGTATAAGAATGATATCGGTCTTGATCCGAAGTATGATCAATATCTAAAGACATACTTTGATACTGCTGTCCGTCAGAATCGCTACTACAGCGAGGATTGGACTTTTTGCGAGAACCTTAGGGATTTAGGCGGCAAGATTTGGGTTGACAAGCGTGTACTTCTCCGTCACTCAGGTTCATATGTGTTCTGCATGGAGAACCAGCAGCATCTCATGAGCAGTATCGGCCCGATGTATGTTCAAGAGCAGCAAAACATTGCTGCACAGCAGGCTGCACAAGATCCGATCACCGAGCCTCTATCACCTGCTGATGCTGCCGCTGCCGCTGCTGCATCAGCAGGTATTCCTGCTCAAGTCTGATGACTGGTAAGGTCAAGTTAGTTGACGAAGGCGGAAACGAGATCGTTTAATACTAGAAAGGGGGAATAAATCCCCCTTTCTTTTTGAGTGCAGTAGTTTTCACAAAATGTTCTAGGAATGATAAATAGATTAGTAAAAGGAAACTGCGATGTATTTGGAAAACAACTTCACTGATCAATATTATGCTATTGTCAATCCTGCCATAGTAAGAGTTCCGCAATCCGCCTCTAGAAAAGAAGCAAAGAATATACTAACTTACACAGAGCGTCATCACATAATACCTAAATCAATGGGAGGAACGGATGAACAATCTAACCTAGTGTGGTTAACTGCGGAAGAACACTTAAAAGTTCACCTGTTGTTGCCCAAAATGGTTAGTGAAGAACAGAACATTAGAAAGATGTCGCTAGCTGCTGTTCGTATGGCAAATCCACAAAGTAAAACACAACAAAGAATAATAAGGGATAACCTAATACCCGAGATAGCTGCAATCCGAGCAGAAGCGGCCTTACTACATAGCAAGTATATGAGTGAGAAACACAAAGGCAAAGATAATCCTTTCTACGGCCATAAACATACTGATGAAACCAAAGAAATACAAAGGCTATCATCTGCTAGTAGAGTGATTACAGAACAGATGCATGTCAACTATAGTAATGGTAGAAAAACTTTCTATAAGGATAATCCGGATTCAAAGCCAACAGGAAAAAAGAATCCTAGGTACATAGACACGGTTTATCTTTGGGAGAATATTATTACCGGAGAGCATTTAACTGCGACTAGATTAGAAATAACCTTGCGGTATCCTGAGCTAAAAAGTAATATCAGCCAAGTTATCAACGGAAAATATAGTCATGCTAAAGGTTGGAGAATAGTAAAGTAAGAATAAATACTACATCACTATGGAATCAATTCAATGAAAATCAATGACATATACGAAAGCACAACATCTGGATCTGTCGCTACAGTAGCACAACCGATGACAGGCGGCGCATTAAAGCGTGTTGGCCAAGGTGTTTACGGCAAGCAAAAGGGCGGCAATCTATTGACTGGT